CGGGTCAAAAATGCGAGATGAGATTGCTGCAATCATCCGACTTGCGGATGGTGAGTCGGTAGCGCAGGGGTATGTGACTAAAGTTGGTAGTGGCTATACCAAGCCAAATCTTCCCGTGGGCAGCTGGGAAAATCGTGCATTACTAGCTGAAGAACTTTGCCGTGCATACAAGATACAGATTGATCTACTAGCCGCCCAGCCTCGCGCAGTGCCTTTTATAGAAACTGCGCCTTTTTACTGGACCCATGGAGGTGACGTTAAGCAAGACACCGACACTGCCTATTGTGTTGGATGGAACGATTGTCGAAATGCCATGATTCGCACCACTCCATCCGATCCCCTCGCAGTGTCACAAGACGCTGAGGGTTAAAACCCCACTTCCCAATATATCCACACAGCTGTCGTTACCGGAGGTGATCCCGCTAGCGTGATGTAACGCGCTTGAATACCAAATGTAGTTGCCGAGAAAATACCCGAAGGTGTCGCATAGACGCCTGCCGCATTACCGATATTGACAAGAGGGCTAATGGAGGCGGCGAAGTTAGAGGCTGAGATTAAACATAAAGTTCATTAGTCTAGACATCAACTATTAGGGAAAGGGGCAGTAGGGACCGAGTAGTTACTCGTTGTATAGCGTGCGATACCGTTAGTGACACGCGACTCATCTGTGTAACCTATCCATCCTAATTGTGCGGATTCGCCCATGACATTTCCACCCGTTATGCTGCTTCCAATGTTTGCTGTTATCGTGGTCGAACTTTGAAAAATTCCGTTGACGTGGGCATAAACCAAACCGGATGATCGACACAGGCTATAGAAAAACCAATTAGCGACACCCGGCAAAACAAATCCCGTTAAAGCATTGGCGCTATTTATAAGACAGCGTCCTGACGTTGGGCTGTCCATATAAAGCGCCAGAAATTCATTGATGCCACTTTGGATGCTGAAAGCAGGTGAACCACCGGTTGAAGATGACGTATAAATCCAGCACTCAATGGTGAAATCCCCCGTAAAAAGAAAATCACTCGTAGGCGCATTGAAAATAAAATCCGAACCAATTGCGTTGTATCCGCTGGTCGATCCAAATTTAGATTGTGTGTTGCTTGTTATTGGATGCGCGGTAGTTCCCCACGACCGAGCCGGTATTTGGTCAATAAACGACGTTCCACCGTTAGCTCCCTCAAAATGCAAAAGAGAAACGACATAGGCAAAATAAGGATCAACGGGTCCTACAGCTTGATGATTTTTGCGGCAACGGGCGGAAAGAATGCTCATAGAATCTGCCACGTATCGGTAGCCACTTGACGTGCATAACGTGAGTCATATTGCGCCGTTGTTGCGGCTCCCCACGCATCGACAAGCGTCACGCCTGCGCCACCCGCAATAGTTACGGCACCCGCGCCCCATTGAGACACCATGATCTGCGAACCTACCGGGGCAGCGACAGAACTATGCGGCGGTATCGTGATCGTGGAGGCACTGGCGTCGGTAACTTGAATGTCTTGAATCGCGCCTGTCGTTGGGAAATCAGTCAGCAGTAGCGTGTAAGAACCTGTTTGCGCGTTGACGGTAATGAGCGACTGCCCACCTCCGCCGCCACCCGTCGATGGTGCCCATATCGGACTTCCCGAGGCCAGGGTAAACACATAACCATCTGTCGTTGCGCCAAGCCGCATGGGCGCACCTGCCGTACCGCCAATGATGACATCGCCTACCGTCGTCATGGGGTTAGTGAGCGTCGTCCCTCGCATGGCTGAAACGGTCGTCTGCGCAGTCACGCCGCCTTGTTCAATCGGGACGATTTCAGTTCCCGTGAGCGTACCGGCAGCGGGTAGTGCGTCAAATTTGATATATGTCGTCATGGGATCATTATCGCGCCAGTATCGGTGACAAACCCTTCTACGCCATCGGGCGAGAGGACGTAAGCGACCGTGGCCGCCCCTGCGTTAGTGTAGCGAGCATCGGCTAGCCAGTGGAAAATAGCCGGCTGACCAGCGGCAGAACTCGCGGGAGATGTCCCGGCGACACCAAATGCACCATCCCCCGTGTAGGTTATGCTGGATAACGTCCAGTCCGTCGCTGTACTGGCGTTTCTGACCATCGCATTGGTTGCCGACGGGTTATACAAGGTGACGGCTGGCGCAACGCGCTTGGTCGTTTTGAAGCTTACTGAAGCGACAGCCTGGAAAGCCGATGCGCCCACCACTTGGGGCACATACACACAGCCAGCGGTTCCGGCATTTTGAGCTGGGATTGTGGCTTGCGGGAAAGACTTTTCCAGAAACCGCTGGCACTTTTCCAGTTCGTTCGCATTGTCTGGACGCGTAAACGAGGCTGGAATTGTCGTCAGTGAAAGCGTGCCAAGAACAAAGGTTCCCGACTGATGGCCCAGGCTATCGGTGCGTGAGTCGTAATAGGCTCCGGCATCAAACCAGATGACCACGGCCAGCCAGTCGGTATCAGGCGTCCCTAGCGGCACTGTTATTTCAGGGATAGCTACGGGAATACTGACAAGGTTAACCCCAGCGGCAAGTGTGATTTTGGTTGTTCCAATACCGTCAACCGATCCACCACCGGTGCCCATGTACTGCACGAGATCAACGGCAATCGTCAGTGCAGACGCCACATAGACCTGAAACTGCACAAAGGCCGATTGTCCCGCCAGCGTGCGAACGCTTTCGATAAGCTGAAGATATTGGCAGAAATCGGTATCGGCTGAGCCTGCACCGACAACGATCTGCGTCAGGTATTGTGGATCGCCTTGAAATAGACCTAGAGCGGCGTTGACGCGGCTTGTAACGGCTGTCGCACCCTGCTGAAACGTCAGCCAGCCATCGGCGGTGTAGCCCGTGCCTGTGAGCGTCGTAGCCACCTGCCAGTTTTGCAGCCATCCGTTAATCAGGTAGTTCTGTCCACCACCACCGGATACCGGGAAAAGGGTGATGTCATCCACACGACCCTTCGCATCCACAGTCACCACGGGATAATGACTGGCATCGCCATATGTCCCCGCCGTCACACCGGTATCGGACAAGTCAAGCTGCGCCATGTCATCAACAAAGGCCGCGCTGAAGACCTGCCAGCCACGGTTACCCGCTGTCAAACAGCCATAGAACGACAAGGCAGGCGGGGAACTCGTATCACCGATCAGGGAAATCTGCACCAAGCCGCCGACCATGCTATTGCCGGTCATGCCGATAGAGTCTTGGGCCTTGAGGTTAAAGCCGCCCGGTATCGCATTGACCTGCTTTTGGAGCGCCGTGATTTCAGCCTGGATCGACGTGGTGTCAATCGCGTTTAGGCTGGCGAACCAATCGCGCCATGAACGCGTCGCTATCCCCCCCGCTTCGGTAACGGGCGATTGCGCAGAAGGGAAAAGATCGTTACTCACGCCACATGAACGCCCGTGAGAAGGATCGCCAGCATGTAGACCGCAAAGGCCATCGGAAGCCAACCAACGCGTGAGGGAACGTTAAACGCGCCAAGTAACGCTAGAATCAGGGCAACCAATACAAGAATCGTGAAAAGAGTCATGGTTTTTTCTCTGGTTGAAGTTGGGCAATCTTATGCAAATGGTCGATATCGATCTTGAGCGCTGTCTGCAATGCTAGGACATAGGTAGCCATGGTGCCATTGTTAAGCGTTTCGGGGAAATCGGGCATCTGGCACGGATCAGGCGTAACTTTCGGACAAAGCAAGCCGTTTGGTATGGCCTTGTACGATGGAATATATTTTGTGACTGTTTGCGTCTTAACGGCTACCGGCGTTGGCGCGCAACTGGGAAGCCACGGAAATATCAACAGACACAACAGACCACGCTTTAGATTCGGGATGATTGGCATAAATGCTTTCCAATGTGGATTGCGCTTTCTTGGCTTTCGCCTGCTGAAGTTGTGCGTAGTCATTTGCTGCGTCAAGGTATGTCTTGGAATTAGCGACTTCCGTATTCATTGCGTCAGCCCATCCCTTGTTCGCTAACTGTAATTGCGCAATCGTTGCCAGATTCGTTTTCTGTGTGTCTTCAAAGGCCGTTACAGATGCTTGCAGGGTTGAGGCATTCTTTTCCTCATGATCGAGACGGATCGTCTGTATGGCGCAGCCAGCAACCAGTAGAACGATGGCATAGACATACCAGGGAACAATCGCCCACCACTGACCTGTGACTTCTTCTGCTGTCGTTATGATGCTCATGGGACATTTAATCCTTGCAGACAAAGCGCCTGCTCTGCTTGTCGTCGGTTAAGCAAACCTTGAGATTTTTTGCCACCTGCATAGATATATAGAAGCATGTCGTTGCAACCTTGCAGTGTGTAGCCCTCGTTGATTTTTCGAAGTACCGAAGATCGGTTAAACGCGGTGTCACCAATATTGTAGCCAAGATCAGCCATGGCAGCACGTCGTGTTTCCGGTACTAAAACTTTGAGATGATCATCTACATTTTGCAGCGCATGCGACATGGAACCTTGGAACATCGCGGCGCACTCTGCGGGTGTAGCAGTCATTCCTAGATAAACACCTTTAGTCTCACCTGTGCAGATCGTCGGAACGCCTCCAATGTCTTTGTAGGCCTTATAGCGAGTACCTTCAAAGTAAATGCCTAAGGCTGACGCAATAGCAATCGCCGATCCACCGGTAATTTTCAACCATGGCTTATTGGTCGCCATCGGTAGGCCGGATGTTGTTCTGTTTGATGATGCGAGCTAAGCCACCAATAAAAAAACCTAGTCCGCACAGACACAACGTAAGACGGAAACCGAAAATTCCGATGAACTGTGTCATCGTTGCGCTTAAGGTTAAGCCGGCGACAACGAAAGAGAAAATAACACCACTTCCGGCAAACCAAACGGACCAAAGTTTTCCGATAGTTTTCCAATCGTGAACAAGCTCAATCTTCATGCTTGTGCTCTGTATTCATGGATCATCTGGTGAAGATCAAGTAATCCCCAGCGAAACTTATCCACATCAACTACGGTAGGTATCTTGAATATCTCATCGCCAATATGTTTTTCTACAATCTCTGTAGCGTCATGCAATATATAACAAATAAGTGCCATCTTTTGCTTTAGTGGGTCTTTCTCCAACAGCATCTCAATGCCTGATTTGAGATTAACTCTAGCATTCTCTACAAGCATCAGCATGGCTTGTGGTGCATCAGTATACTTATGAGCGTAAAATAACAGATCAGCCGCTTTGATTAGGGGTCCGTAAGACGGATGATCAAACAGACTTTTAGCCATCAGACAGGCCCAATCGCTAGCCACTGAAAGGCTATAGCACTGATAATGGTATGAGAATTTGGTATCGCTGCAAAACCTGTGTCGCCATAAGCGAGAAATCCACTGGCTGTAAGGTTGCAGCAGTTAGTCGAAAGAATTCCTTCGATCGAGGTTGGCGACTGATTATTTGGCGTGGCTGCGACAAAGTAAGGTGTTCCACTGAATGCGATGGGAAAAGTGACATTCAAAGAGGTGTTACTCGTTCCACTGGCTGGAAATGTTCCATTGCCCCATTGAATACGAGTTGTACCAACTACGATGGAGCCTGAATCTCCTGAAACAGGCGTGGCTGTCGTAGGTGTTTGCCAGAAAACGGATGTTCCATCGGTTGCAATCGACTTACCGCTCTCGCCCGTAGGATCGGGCACCTGTAGGATCGTATCCCACGCCAAAACAGAGCCGTCATTCGTCAGCCACTCGCCAGCCACAAGGGATGGAATGG